CACCTTAGCCATATGTACCGGCATCCATCCGAGTAAAATGTAAACCGGGCTAAAGCCTGTAACTAATATAGCTACATCGTTAGGCCTGCCCGGTCCTCGATTTTGTAAGATTAAATGGCCGTTAGTGTGTTTGGTCCATTTAACCTCGATATTCTCGCCTACATCGGCCGTATCGTGAGCGTTATCGATCTCGGGTATAAAGCCGTAATCGCCAAAATAGTTAGCGACCGCCATCTCCGCCGCTGCCGCTTCGCTTTCTTGCCATACAAGCTCGTGCCAGTTTTTATAGACTTGGCCAAAATTGCTCGCATCTTGCACCTCAGCGTTACGCGTTATCGTGCGCTCTAGTCCTATTCGATGAGCCGTAATTTCCTGCGACCGATCGAGTACGACTTTAACTAGGCTCGACATTGTGCACATAGCCATAAAACTACCTCGCCGCTTACATCTCGCACATCAAAGCCGCCTAAAGTCGTATGCCACTTAAAACACTCGTCGCATTGTTTGGCAGCTAATACCGTAATCTCGCCGTTATCGTGGATCGTCGTGGCTACGCCGTCTTTTATAAAAGTCAATTCCCCCACGTAATCACCGCCAAGGCTATAACTAGCAAAATCTCAAACACTACAATTATTTGTATTAGGCGCTTTTTTGTCATACTTGCGGCTTCCATTTTCCATCGGAGCCCATTACGTGCCAATAGGGGTTACATTGATTAGCTCTTACGCGCTCGGTGCACTTGTACGCGGCCCACGGTTTACCCGTTGCCTTAGCCGTGCCCTCAGCCCAAACCATTGTGCCATGAGCACATCGAGGAGCCTCGGCTACTAGCTCACCGCCTAGGTTTTTACCGATCTCTAAAATGCTACTTGCCATTGTAGCCATATCCTCGATAGAGGCCTTTGTGCTCCACGGATCCGAGTCTGCCGGTAAAGTCTCAACCTTTTGCATATCTTGTACGGTAGGGCGTGCGTGCTCACTTGGCGTTAATAGCCCAATTACGCGCCCATAAGCTGACGTAATCGTGTCCTCTATAAACCATTTTTTCATATTGTTTGGATACGTAGATACGTTGCCAAAAGCATAATCTACGGCGCTAGGCACCATATCCTCATATTCTCGGTATGCCTCGGCTTTTACAAGGATCGTGCCTTTAATAATATCGATGTCCTCAATGTAGGCGACTAACCTGCCGGATGGAAACTCTAATCTAAAGCGCTTAATACGAGCGTTTACGTCCTCGTAGTTATCTAAAAACCCCATTAGATTAGCTCCTTATCTTTCAGAGCTTGAGCGATAGCGCGGCCACGTACAAAGCCCTCGCCGTGCCCGTGCTTATAACCTATTGAGTAACCAATTACCATAAACATAAAGCCCATACCGCAGGCTGCCAAACCGATCAATATATCTAAACTATTCATTACTTAGCCCTTTGTTAAGGCCGATCAAGCTACTAACCGAGTAGCCCTCTCAGCGTTTGTAGTATCAGTATGAGGGCTTTTTGTCAGATATCAAAGCGTATTCGTGTTTGGCGTGTCGGTCTTAGGGTGCTCTTTAGGTTTAGACTTTAAGCCATTACCGGCTAATACGCCGCCTAGAGCCCCGGTTAAGAATATGGCTAAGGTTTGTAAGAGTTGTATAAAGTCTCGATCGTTAGGCGCTTGAGCTCCTACGGGCTGAGTAACAAAGACGAGCGCGTATACGGCACCTGCGGTAATTACAAAAAAGGTTAAAGCTAGTACCGCGCCAATTAAAAATATGAGGCGAGCGTGAATATCCTCAGGCGTTAGCCGCTTATTTTCTTTATTCATCTGTCGTAATAAGGTCTTTAGTGCAGGTCCCGGTAGCCTCGCATTGTGGCGGAGTGCACTCAGGCTTTGTCCAGTTTTCGTATTCTTGGCACTCATATCTAACCCACCCATCGTAACCGCACCCCGATAGGAGGATAGTCCCCACTATCGCCCCTATCAGGGCCCGGATCATTTAGAGCCTAGGCCGTATTGCTTCTCGCTTGGTTGTACCGCTTTAAGTAGCGGACCTACGAGGCCGGCGATAAAAGCATTAGCTAATACTTTTGGATCAGTAATACCGGACATATACAAAGCTGCTACAGATGCGAGCGCTGCTCGTGCATATGATTTAGCTGCTGCTTCTAATTGTTTTTTATTCATTTTTTAATCCTAACTTTTCTATTAGTTGTTTAGCCTTAGTAGCCGATACCTCTACCTCAAAGTGCATATCGTCCGGCCTGCTCTTAAAGTCGCCGCCCCACTTAAGGCCGTACTTTTTAGCAAGGGCTCTAATCATTGGTATTTTTTCAGCCGGGAAAGTGTCGTACTTTCCTAACGGATGCTTAGTAGCGTTGAGATCGATGGCGGTCCCGGATGAGTGGCAGGATAATTTTGTAGGGTTGCCTCGCACCATGCGATAGGCGTAGGCCCAATCGTCAAAGGTGCCCTCATCGATCGGCTCGATTAGCTCGTGAAATTCAGCCGCGAAGGCTGCGAGTAGTGGCCCCACACTCTCAGCACATCGCAGCTTACGATCCGTACCCTTTACAAGGTAGGACTTTATTTTTATCTCGGCCGGGTCTTTAGAGGCCGGGTAGCCGTTGTAGCTTGTCTCCATTATGAAAGTAAGAGGCGGGCCTCATCCTCAGTAATACCCAATTTATCTAAAAGAGTTTTTTTATTAGCCTGAGTCTTTGTTTGCTCAGTAATAAAATGACTTATTTCCGCATCGGCTTTTGCCTTGTAATCCTCGTAGGCTTTAATCTCGTCGGAGGTCATTTCCACCGTTTCAACGGTACCGGCAATAATATCTACAATTTCTTTTTTCATTACGCACCCAATATTCTATATGTGCCGCCGTTTAGCGTACCGTTTGAGGTAATTGTGAAGCTAGATAATGCCGCCGTAGAGTTTGTATATCCCTCTACAATGTAATGCTGAGTCAGGTAACCGGATGCGTAAATATACTCAAAAGTTTTCATACCTGAAGATTTACAACCTCTGATATGTATGTAGTCATTACTTACGGCAGTACCCGCGTAATTTACAGAGTCCAATCTAAAACCGCTGCCGGTACCTGCGGCATTATTGCCAGTACCGTATGCATCTGAGCGGAAATAACTACCAAAATAAGTCGTGGTATTATTTATTGTTACTTCGTAAGTCACATTATTAGCGGTAGTAACGCGGTTATACAATAAAATAATTACATCGTCATAACCACCTAACCCTGAAATCGTTGTGGTTGAGACTCCCGTAGCTAAAGTGCCGTTAGCTATGGATGTCCAAGTTTTGTCTGTAGCAACTGTCGCCCACTTAAGGCCCGTAGCCTCTGCTGAGTCTGCCGTTAAAACGGTGCCATTAGCGCCCACGGCTAGTCTAGAAAAAGTATCTGCACCTGTCCCGGGTACAAGATCACCTTTAGCATCAATAGCCGTAGCCATTGAGTTAGTAACCGTTACGGTGCCTGAGGTACCGCCGCCACTAATACCTACACCGGCGGTAACTCCCTCGATGTCACCGGTTGCCCCTGAGGCTAGCCAAGCTGCACCGTCGTAATACCATAGTGAGTTATTATCTTTTGTAAATGCAAACTGTCCCTCAGCCGGTGCGGTAATAGCCGCATCTCGAGCCGTAGCGTTTGTAAATACGTTAATACCTTGCATGAGGTAGCCGTTTACATCGCCGGCCGTTAATACCTCACCGGTTGTAAAGGTCTTAAAACCTAGACCAGCTGCCATCTTATGCTCCTTAGTACGCTAACACGGAGGTATCGAGCACTCCATATAGTGATGAGTTTAGTATAAAGCCGTCGATAATCGGCTCTAGTGTTGTAAATGTCGTTTTCCATGAGTTAGGCGTAACGCGGTGTACTACGCCAAACACTTGTAAAGTCTGTTGTAGGGTCGAATTACCAGGCTGATTAGTCGTAACCTCTACCGGGTCAAAAAAATCTAGGCTAAGAGCTGCAAGGATGCCATCGTTATAATCGTCCATATATAAATCAAGCTCGACCGCATCGCATCGAGTTTGCGTATCTTTACGGCTTGCTATGTAGGCCCGTGCGTAATCGAGTGCGGCTTGGTTGGTGTCCATGACTAAATTAGTTTGGTTATATGAGTGCACAAAGTACTCATCGATAGAGTCTTGATCCTGCGCAAGCTGAGCCGTACCGCCGATCTTGGTAATAGAGGCCGAGTTATAAACTTGCGTATCGTCTAAGCGCCATACTGCATTAAAGTAATTTATATCGGTGCCATCGTCATTAAAACGAGTTACCGGGAAAGCCTGAGAGTCGATACAAAAGGCTCGATCTTTGAGCTCTACCGATCCTCGAGCGTTAATATAAATAGCGCCGTACTCGGAGATGGTTGCCGTTTGTAGTGCAGCTAAAGCGGTGCGAGGGTTGCCCGGGTCTGCCTGAAAGATTGTAGAGCCGTATTGGATTTCGCGCATAGACGGAGGCCAAGCGATCTCGTCGAGAATAGCATTTACGCGCTCGCCCGGTAAGTCACCGGCCTCAGCTAGTGTCACCGTAGATATCTGACTATTTTGGAAAAGTCTAAAAGCATCTACCGCCGTAATAGTTGTGTATACGACATCGGTAGCCATCTTAGGCGTAGTAGTTGTATAGCTAGTAATAAAGCCGCTAAACATCGGATACTCGACACCTGCGTACGTGCCTGTTATCTGTACCTTACGCATTGGAGTAAGTAAACCGTAGTAAGGCCCTGCGGCATTTTGCGGATTAAAGTCTCCATTTTGATCGACAATACGCAGAGTTAGGGTACCTGTTTGGAATACGTCCGCCTGAGCATTACGCCCTCTCATAGTAGTAACGCCGTCCACTTGGTTAGACACGTCTACGATTAAAGCCTCTGAGTCTGCAAGGATATTAGTACCTAATTGGCCTGCTCCTAGGATCATGGCCTGCGCAAAAGCCGGACCCGTGGAAAAGTTAATAACCGCGTTAATTGTAGGCACCGTCATAGGATGCCTGCCGTAGTAAGAGGGTCTCCACCGCGATTTAGGCGTTGGATCGTATCCTGCACGAGAGTAGTAAACTCATCCTGTTGCGCGATAACTCCGGCGCTAATATTTATATTATAAGTTGCAGGGTAGCCGCTACCGTAATTCATGTAAGGGCTATAACCGCCTAGGTCGTTTTGCTGACTTGGTGTAAGGCTACTGTAAAACTCTGTAGCGCTTATATCGCTGCCTAGTAAAGAGGTGGCCGCCGCGGTAGCCGTTACCGTGTCCAAAATAGCTTTAGTAGAGATTACCGGGCCGGTTACGAAATTAGTGCCACCAATATTAGTTAGCCCTGAGGATCCTGCCCCTGTCCCTACCTTGCTTAAAAGGTTTAGGTAATCTTGTAGCGCCTTTAGTCGAGCTTCATCGGCTCGCTTTTGTGCAGCGGCCACGCGATCAATCATCGATAGCTCCTCCGACTCGCGGAGCCTTGTAAGGGTTAAAGATGCGTTAGTCGTTTTGCTTAGAGAGGCTAGCTTAGCGATCTCTGTTAATTGTATCTGTACTCGCTCGCTATAACTCTCTTTAGCTGCAAGCTGACCGGCGGCCGTGATAGCTGCATTATATTTACCAAAAGCGATATCCCGTAAGCGTTCCTTTTCGCTTTCTGCCATCTTGCTATCGTTAATTGCCTTAAGCTCTGTAAGTAATTGAGTGTTAAGAGCTGAAAGAGTTGCCTCGCTAATCTGAGTAATACCGGCTAGTTTGGCCATGTCTGCATTTTTTTGCAGGGCTGCGAGCTCACCTATCTTACGGAGAGCAAGGTCGCCGTTATCCTCCTCGATAGCCTGTAGGGCCTCGAGGCGTAGGATCGTTTCCTTGTCGTAGGTAGCGCGTAAAGCCGCAGCTATAGAAATACGGTTAGTATCAAATACGGCCGCAGCCTTTGATAACGAAAGTTTATTTTTCTCTGCTAATTGAGCTCTTTTTTGCAAGGCGATAAGCTCTTTTTGGCGCTTAAGAGCCTCTTTGTCCATCTTAATTTTCTCAGTTTGGCTCTGAAAATTCTTAAGATTCGCAGGTAAGCCCTGAGGAAAACCGCCTTGGCGACCTAAAACTATGTCTAAATTTCGACGTAAAGCACCGATCGAAAACCTACCAAGATAATTTTTAAGAGCTCTACCGGCATCCTCTAAAACACCTGCGCCCGGGATACTAGAAAATAAATTACCCAGCTCTCTAGCTAGGTATGCCGTGTTAGTAATAAGCCCGGAGATAGAGTCCGCAGCACCATCGACCTTGGCGATAAGTTTGTCCATACCGCCGGCAGATGTACCTAAAGAGGTTACTAGAGCTCCGCCGATCTGCTCGCTTGCCTGCTCTGCCGCTATCTTAAGGCGAGCTATCGATCCTGCGTAAGAGTCTGCCGCGTTTTTAGATTGGCCTGCGTATTGTGTTGCGATAAGTTTTTCTATCTCAAGATATGACTTACTCGCTAACTCTGCCTGAGTTAAACCTAAATTTAATTGACGTAAGCCTTTTAGATTTCCTACGTATGCCTGACTTAAGATTTTGGTAGCTGAGACTAGATCCATACCCGTACCGGCACTTACATCGAGTGCGGTGTTGAGCATCGATTGAGCGATAGTGGTAGATCTAGTTACCTGAGCTAGTTGGATAAATGAGGGTTGGAGCACGTCGCGATTTACACCGGTGGCCTTTTCTACGGCATCGATGTAGCCCTCTGCCTCAGCGGTGGCAAAATTAAAACCTAAATTACGTAAAGCGGTATCAAGGCGCTTAGCCTCTGCGATCTGCTCGCCATAAGCTGATACGGCTTTTTTAGAATAACTTAAAAGAGCGGCGGCGCTAAAAGTTACCCCAAGGGTACGGCCTAAATTCTTTACGGTTTTCTCAAAACCTTTTATCTGACCTGAGCCTTTAGATAAGGCTTTTCCGTTCCACTCGGCTACGGCGGATACGATTAAGTTAGGCATCGCCATTATGCGGCCAATGCGTAAGTGGCCATACCGTAACGGCCATTATTAAAGTTATCTACGGTTTTCTCTATAGCTCTGTATACGGCATCTTGAGCCTTACCTTGGTCCTCTTTCCAAGCGCGATAGATCATACGGCCGCGCTCGGCTTGCTTATCTCCGTAAAGTGGTCCCATACGGCTAATAAAGTGAGCGCCTGCGCCGGGGTTATTAGATCGGCTATTAGGATCTCCACCCGGGTTTTTACGTCCGGCGGTTTCATAGATAGCACCGGCGGCAGATTTATTAGCTACAAAATAAAGAGCTTGCCATCCGTTGCGGTTTTTCTTACTAGGAGCCTGAGAATAATAGATCCCTTTTTTAACGGTCTCTGCATCATAAAGTGGAAACATACGTAAACGACCCTCAGTATTAAAAGTCCTAAACATCGAGTTACGTGCGGTTATGGTTTTACCTGCGCTGCCCTCTCGCCACATATAAAGATTATCGGGCTGAGGGTTTGGCGCGTAGCCTCGTGCCTTGTCCCGAATAGGCAACATAGCCGCACGCACCTCGGCGTTCATCTCTTTAAGCATTTCAGGATCAAGCCTACGGAGAGCTTTAACGGTTTCGCGTACGCCTTTTATAGCTACCGGCATTTTTATTAGCCTCCTCCGCTTGCTCGTTTAATACCTTTACTAACATCTTAAACATCTCGGCATCTAAGTCGAGTATCGCTTGAGGCGCGACCCCTAACCGTATTGATAATTGCGCTACCAAATGAGTTAGAGTGCCGCGCCCTAAGCTAAAGGTAAGTCGTCTAGTACCTCGACTTTTGCCAAGGTATCTAAAAACTCTGCCCCAAACATCGGTACCGTTTCGCCGCTAGTACGTAGGCACTCCCACGCTAACCAGTAAACGTCGCTCTGTTTCTCGTCATCTCTAAAGGCTTTGTGAAAACCTTTTTTTGCATATAACTCAAAGGCGTACTCAATTCGCGGCGAGATCTGATGCTCTGTTACCTCGCCCGTAGCCCTTGTTATTTTGAGTCGTGCCATTTTTTGCCCCTTTGTTAGTTTGTTATGGTGCGGTAGTAATTACGATTGGTGAGTTACACGTAAACGTGATGCTCTGAGTACCGATATCTCCGACGGCGCCGTTAATATCTGTAGTGTTGTTTACTAGGATTGTAGTAGCGTACTGAGGGTTAGTAGCTGAGGTAGTGGCGCTAGTTTGCTTTAGAGTAATTGGTACGGTCGTACCCCAAGCTGCCTGTAGCGTTGCATTTACGTTAGCTGCTGCGGTATCGCTCAAAAAGTCTAAAGAAATGGTGCTTGTCTCCAAACCTTTTGTAAATTTTCTGCTGGAGTCGCCCATGGCCGTGACCTCGAGCTCCTCGAATACGCGGTTAATTGTCGCGCTTGTAACATGGTCAGAGAGTGCAACCGAGTTAAGGGTTACGACTACTCCATTTGATAGAAATACGGCCATCGCCTATTCCTCGCTTTTCTCTGTAGTAGGTGTGTGTGTTTTTGTTTCTTTTTTTGGTGCTTCGGTAATCTGCCCTATCTTGATAAGAAAGGCGATATCTTCATCGGTTAGGCTCATGCTTAACTCCACTCGGTTAGTATTGAGATAGTTATGTCGGTAGTTAGTAAATCGCCGCTTTGTACGGTTAATACGCTAGGAGCACTTACCGCCCCAATATTCATAACGATTGGCGATGCTGCTAACTTTTGGAATACGGCGCAAACTAAGGACTCAATACCTTGTAGGTTGCCTTGGTTATCGTACATCGGCACCGTACAGATA